TGTTGGAACTACAACAGGTAAAACTTCACAATTATTATACATAAATTTCAGAATAAGAAAACTAACTCCAAAAGAATGTTTTAGATTGATGGGTTTTTTAAATGACGAAATAAACCTAGAAGGATTAAGTGATACACAGAGATATAAATTAGCAGGAAATGGACAAGATGTAAACCTGGTAAGTTTAATATTTAAAGAGATTTTTAAAAAAGAAACATAATGAAAGAATTAAAAGTTAAAAAAGAAAAGAATGGGGTTGGTTTTAAAATAATGTACCCAACACCAGAAAGCATGATTGAAGAATTAAAAAAATTAAGGATACCAAACCCAATGAAAGAAGAACAAGCAAAATATAACCAAAAAATAACAAAACAAATTAAGGAGATAATAGATGATAATACCTTTTAGAATTAAAATAGATGATGAATATAACGAGGAAATAGAATTCATATTTAGAGCAACAACAAAAGGATATTATAGTGTTTTATTAACATATGATCCAATTAAAGAAGAATACATAAAAACAAAATGTGAATGCTGGGATTATAAAATGGGATTAAAAAAAGATGAAAACTATCAATGTAAACATATCAAAGAAGCAATAGAAGTAATAGAAAATCATAAAAAAGAATTAAATAAAGGAGAACTGCTATAAAACCACACTACTTCAAAAGGTTTATAAAGGTTAATGTTCTTAAAATAACATGCTAAATGGGGGTGATACTAAAAACTGCATTTTATGTGGTAGAGAAATGGATTTTATCTTGCAAGAACAACATATCCCAGAAGGTAAAGATTCAACTTATCAAAAACATGGTAATTATCATAATCATTTTTGTGATGACTGTATTCAACGAGATTATATGATGAGAGTGCAAGCTTTAATCAGAATGAATAAACTTAATTCAGTAAAAAATATTTATAAAAGTCAAGCAGTGAAATATGAAAAAACAGCACATAAAAAGTTTGAAGACTGGGTTTTAAAAACAATAACAACAACATCAAACGAATATCTAGGTAATGCCTACGTTGTAAGAAAACTTCAAGACGTTAAAAAAGAAGTTGAGTATGAAATTAATTATAAAATTAGAAAAAGGGATAGATACCAAGAATTAATTGATAAAAACAAGATCATAATGAAACAATTAGATAAAGATGAACAAATTAAAACTAAAAAAGAAATTAAAAAATATCAAAACAAGATTAATACTGAACTTAAAAAAATTGATGGGAAGTTTATATTTCCAAAAGAGGTTGAAATAAACATAAATGGCTAAGAAAAATTCAAGTTTTACAGATTATTCAAAAAATAATAAAGTAGCATTAAGAAATTTCACAGAACCAAACGATATACATGATGTTATTAAAACTTTATTAGTAAGATTACTTAGAAGAAAATATCCAAACAATAAATCAACACCAATTTATACAGAAACAAACCCAGACGATTTAAATGAGAATTATCCAGACATTTGGATGAAACTTCCAAATAAAAGCATAATAATTTATGAAATCCAAAGAAAAGTATCAAAACAATGGATTGATACAATGAAAGAAAGATATAACACAATCTCAGACTGGCAATTGATTGATATAAACAAGATAGAAAAAGAATGGGAAAATGAATTAAAAAAATCACCTAGAAGACCTATTGAAAAACTAAACAAAATACTGGAGAAAGAAATAATATGAATATCTTTAAAAGAATAATAAAATTTATAGAAAACATAGATACAGGGTATAATCCAGGTATTCTACCGATTATTGAAAGAGATGAAAAGACTACACAAATTAAAGATAAATTAATGGAGAAACAAAATGAATAAAGAAGAAAAAAAATTAGTAATAAAAGAATTTTTAGACTTTTATGAATTTCCAGAGAGTAATATATCTGGAAGAGTGATTGTAAATCCTTACTGGTTAGAACATTTGCTTAATCTTTTCTTTCAAGAATATATTGGAGAAGTTTGGGAAGAAATAATGGATACAAAAATTGATTATTGTGCTTTAATTGAAAATTTGGGTTATGGAATTATTGGACGAGAGTTTAGTAAACAATTTATAAAATTGGAGAAACAAAATGAAAAAACAAACAAATAAACTAAACACACATAATGGGGCATTAGAACATTTAGTAAACCATCTAGATATAGTAGGAATAGACAGACAAAAAGTTGATTGGGTTATTAAAGAATTAGACATTTTAAAACAAGGTAGCACAGATAAAGAAAAAGCATGTGATATAGTAGTAGGATATGATACTGATAAATTAGTAGACTTAATAGAATTAAAGCATAGTAAAGAATGTTCAGTTAAAGCAAGAACACAATTATATAATACTAACGAACATTTTGTAGAGAGAATAGGATATAAAACAAGAGATAAATATATAGTGTATTATCCAACAATGGAGAGTGAAAAAATATGGTAGACAAAGTAAAACAAGGCAAAAGAAACCAAATTAACGGCAGAGATTTTGAAAACAGGGTAAGAAAAGATTTAGAGTCAAAAGGATGGATAATAAACAGATGGAATAACAATGTTGAATTAGAATCAATAGCAGAATCAGTAAGAAAACAGATAGAATTAACAGGTAGTGGTTGGTTGAATGGAAGGGTAGGAAAATTAATCCCAGCAAAACAAGGATATTATAGAAAAACAAGCACCGGATTCCCCGATTTTATTGCTTATAAAATATCAAGATATGAAAAAAACAGTTATCAAATACTAGGCATAGAATGCAAAACCAACGGATATTTAGATAAAACAGAAAGAGAAAAATGTGAATGGTTGTTAAAGAATAAAATATTTAATGAGATTGTAATAGCAAAGAAAATAAAAGAAAAAAATAGGATTAAAATTGATTATATATCTTTATGGGAACAACAAGATTTATAAAGAATAAAGTATTATAAAACTTATGAACAGAGTAAATATGTTGATTTTAGAACAACTAAGAGACAGACAAGAACATCAAGCAAGTGAAATAGCAACAAAAACAAACAAACAATTAAGTGGATTATTCTATGCATTAAGCAATCTAATGAACGAAAAAGAAATTATTAAAACACAGTATGGTAAATACCAAATAACAGAAATAGGAATTAAATCATTAGAATTAGAGGAATTAAAAAGACAATGAAAAAATATAAAATCCTTATAGCACTAATTGATAACAGATACGAACTTTTAAAACCGTTTGTAGCAAGTTTAATAGGATTATACAAATATACTTCTCAATACCATAATGTAGACATTTTAAATGTTGATGGTAATTTTATTGACCAAATGAGGAACGAGGCAGCAAAAAAAGCAATAGAAGGAAAATATGATTATGTTTATATGGTTGACACAGACCAAATATACCCAAAAGAAAGCATTATAAGACTTTTAAAGCATAATAAAGACATAGTTGGGGGATTATATTATAAAAGGAAATCACCACATCACCCAGTACACTTCAAAAAAGTAAAGATGAGATTATTACAGGGAGATAATATTGAACATTTCCCAGAAGGAAAACTGAAACAAATAGAAGCCAGTGGTTTTGGTGGTGTGTTAGTAAAAACAAAAGTATTCAAAGATTTAAAAGAGCCATACTTTAAAGTAAGGACTAATAAAAATAATGTAGTAGGAGAAGATATTGACTTCTGTTTTAAAATTAAGAATAAACATAAGTTTTGGATAGATCCAACATTATTATACCCACACATAATCATGGTTGCAATAACCGGAGAGGACGAATTTAAAGAAATAGCATAATAAAAATGAGGAGATGTGAACATTGTGGAACAACAAAAAACATTACAAGGCATAGCCTTATAGGGCACCACATGCCACCTTTTATCATATTATGTAAAGACTGCCATGGGAAAGTTCATGGGATAAAACACTCAAAATGGAAAAAACCAAACAAAAAATACCAGAAGTAATAGAAAGGAAAGGACCAGGACACCCAGACACAATCTGTGATACACTTGCAGAAAACCTAGCAAAAAACTTAAAAGAAAAATATAAAGAACAATACGGAAAAGTAAAAAAAGAGAAAAATGATAAAACCAGTAAAAATAGTATTCTCAGGCAATGCTACAAAAGTAAAAGGTTTAAAAAACCTATTAATAAAAACGGTAAAAGAAAGTTTAAGTTTGGAAATAAGAAGGGGATTAAAATATAAGATTTATAATCACATAAGCGAATGTAGCCCAGATTTAACAGGAAATTTTAATAACAAGAGATGTAATGATACAAGTTTTAGTGTGGGTCATCCAATAACAGAAAATGAAAAAGAAGTATTAGAGCTAGGCGAGTTTTTAGAATTATTAGCATTGACAACAAGACCTATTGGAACAGATTATAAAATAATGTATGTTGATACAGTAAAGGGCGAGATAACAATAGCCTTAGCATTAAGATGCAAGATAATAAAAGGATATAATGAAATTAAGACAGAATTAAAAGAATCACTGAAAGAATTATACCCAAAAAGAAAAATTAATATTAATGTGGCAGATAAAGGAGAATCAGTGTTCAACACAATAACAGGAACAAGCCTAGAACAAGGTGATGCTGGGATGACAGGCAGAGGAAATAGATACAATGGGTTAATAACACCAATGAAACCAATGACAATGGAAGCATATTGTGGTAAGAATGATGTAACTCATATCGGAAGAATGTACCAAAAACAAGCACAAGAACTAGCACAAAAGATAAACAAAAATGTTTTATTAGTAAACAACATAGGTGGAGACATAAAAAAACCAATAAGAATAACATGGAAATAGAAAATATACAAATAAACCAAATAATGCCTTATGATAATAATCCTAGAAAGAACGATAAAGCAGTAGAAGTAGTAGCAACATCAATAAAAGAATTCGGGTTTTTAGTACCAGTAATATTGGACAGTAAAAATGTTATAGTGGCAGGCCACACAAGAGTTAAAGCTGCATTAAAGTTAGGATTAACAGAAGTACCATGCATTTATGCAGAAAACCTAACAGAAGAACAAATAAAAGCGTTTAGGATAATGGAAAACAAGTCACAAGAGTATGCAAAATGGGATTTAAACTTATTAGTGGAAGAATTAAAAGACTTACAAGTAGCAAACATCGATTTAACAATAACAGGGATACCAGAAATAGAACTTAACAGATTACTAAGAGAAAACGAAGAAGTAATAAAAGGAGACAAAGAACCAAAATACAAGATAAACAAAGGAGACATATACAAATTAGGACAACATAAAATACTATGTGGTGACTCAACACTACCAGAATCATACAATTTTATTGATAAATCAATAGACTTAATATTCACAGACCCACCATACGGTGTAAGTTATACAGGACAAACATACTCATACAAGGTAGAAAACCCAACAAGAGGTAAAAGGAAGAAATGGGAAATGATTGAAGGTGACGATTTAAGAGGAGATGAATTATACAATTTTTTAACAAAAGCGTTCACAGAAATGAACAAGAAACTTACAAAAAGGGGTGCAGTTTATTGTTTTTATGCATCAAGGAATCATATAATATTTGAGAAAGCACTGAACGATGCAGGAATAACAGTAAAACAAATCTTAATATGGAACAAACATCATGTACTGGGAAGAAGCGATTATCACTGGTGTCATGAACCAATAATGTATGGCCATAAAACAGGAGAAAATAGTATATTTTATGGTGACAGGATAGAAAAAACAATATTAAACAAACCATTAACAAACGAAGAAATAAACAACCTAGAAGAAAAATAATAAAAAACATAATAAAAAACAGTGATGTATGGACAGAAAAGAAAGACCCATCAACTAAATACATACATCCAACACAAAAACCAACAACAATAGCAAAAAGAGCAATAATAAACTCATCACCAAGAAATGGAACAGTATTAGATCCTTTCGCTGGAAGTGGGTCAACATTAATGGCTTGTGAACAATTAAAAAGAACATGCTACACAATAGAGTATGATGAGAAGTTCTGCTCACATATAATAGAACGATGGGAAGATGAAACACAACAAAAAGCAGTAAAAATAGCATAAATTAACTAAAAAAGACACAAAAAAGACACAAAACAGTACAAAAAAAGCATAAAAAAGAATAATAAATACACATAAAATAAACCAATTAAACAAAAAAAGACTAAAAAATGACAAGAATAACAACAACAAACATAAGGAGAGCAATAGATGGATGTCTAGGAAATTATTCAACAGTTGCACAAAGACTTGGGGTAACAAGAGGAGCAATAACACAATATTTTAAGAAACATCCAGAAATGAAAGAAAGAGCAGACCAAGAAAGAGAAAAACTATTAGATGTAGCAGAAAGCCAGATAGCAGTAGCAATAAGAGAAGGTGACCGTAAGGTTTGTATGTGGTTCGCAGACAATCATGGTAAGGAAAGAGGGTATGGTAAGAAAATAGAAATGAATACTAACTTGACAAGCGAATTATCATTTAAAGACAGATTACAACATGAAATTAAAGTAATGGATAACTTACCATTAGATGTAAAAAAGGAATTAATAAAAAAGATAGCAGCAGGTGATAATGGAGACAACAGAAAATAAAATTCATGGGTTCAAGAAACTTATATGCCCCAACTGTGTCCAAGGCAATAAGAACAGTAAAAGGAAAGGCACATATAAAGTTTTTGAAACAAACAAGAACTATTTATTAGTATGTGCGAAGTGTGGACATAAAAAACTAATAAAAAAAGAAGAAGGAAATCAATTAAAGGTAACATTAAAATGAAGAAAACAGATTATTGTCAATATGCTAAATGTAAAGCAGTAGCAGAATATAAAACAGCATTCGGGAATTTATGCCCCTATCATTATAAAACCTTAAAAAAGAAGAAAGGATTAAAAGGTGAGAAAATTATACTTACAATGGCAGAAAAAGAACTTTTAAAAAGGTTTAGACTAATGCCTAACTTTAATGTAACGAAAAAGGAGGTTAAAAAACAATGAAAACAGACATAAGAGAACTAAAATATGATAAAAAGCTTGACAAGTATGTTTTATTCATAGAAAACAGTGTTGATTTAAAAGAAGGAAAAAGAACAGTAGGAACACAAACAAAAATAACAAAACAAATCTGGGACAAAGACCAAATAGGTGTTATTTGAGAACCAAATTAAATCAATAGATAACCAGTTAACACAACAAGGAAAATTAAGTGTAAGAGAGAGACAACAATTAAAAGAATTCTATGATAAACTACAAAAAGCACAAAAGCTCCAGAAAATCGAACAGTTAGAAAATCAAAAGAAAGAAATCAAGAAATCATTAGAAAAGATTAAAAAAGATTTAAAGGAGATTAATGATGTTATCGAAAACTGATGAATTTTTATTATATGGCTCGTTAGCAGACTACGAGTCATTTATTTTATTTGTAAAACGAGAGATTGCACCTTATATGCAGTTAGAACTTAAAATTGAAGATTACCTCCCAGAACTATATCAAGAGTTTAGGGAAAACCAATACACAGCAGAACAAATCCACAGAGGAGCTGGAAAAGCCCAAAGTCTAGATAGCTGTGCTCTTACACCTAAGGGATGGGTTAAATTTAGAGACCTAAAAGAAGGTGATGAAATATTCTGTGGTAATGGGAAGATAACAAAAATCAAATGGCTACATGAGATTAAAAAAAGAAAGATATACGAGGTCACAACATCAGATGGTAGAAAAGCCCAATGCCATGAGGGACATTTATGGGTAGTCACCAGACCAACAAGAACAAGGAAAAAGAGGAGAGTATTAAAACTAAGTCAGATAATGGGAAATTATTATGATGAACGAATAGACAAAAGATACAACAGAAAATACAAAGAATATACTTACTATATCCCAAATCCAAAACCCATTCAATTCAAAGAAAAAGACTTACTAATAGACCCCTATACTCTTGGATATTGGTTAGGAGATGGAAGTTCGTACGATGCAAGAATCACAACTGATGACCCTGAAATATTGGATTATATTCCTTACAAGAATGTAACAAAACTAAAAGATAAATATGTATATTTTATTAAAGGATTACAAAAAGATTTAAGAAAATTACAACTAATACCCAAAAACAAACATATTCCAGAAGAATATCTAATAGGTTCAGTAAAACAAAGAACAGAATTACTTCAAGGTTTAATAGATAGTGACAGACATATAACTGCAAGAAAAGGAAGCCACATCATAGAATTCTCCAATAAAAATGAAAGATTAATAGATGATGTAGTTAAATTGGTTAGAAGTTTAGGGGGAACTGCTAAGAAAAAGAAAAGGAAAACCAGTTGTAATGGAAAGATTTTTGATAGCTTTAGAATAAGTATATTATTGCCACCAGAGATTATTCCCTCAAAGTTAAAAAGAAAAAGAAAGAATTTTAATGGAAAGGAAAACTTACAAAACGCAATAGTAGACATAAGATACATAAAAGAGGACTTGACAAGATGCATAACCGTAGAAGACCCAGAAGCAACATACATAACTGACGATTATTTAATGACACACAATACAGAGCTAGGTATATGGTTAACAATATTTTATGCAGTTTGTACACCAATAAACCCATTCAGTGGGAAAAGGATACAAGAACAAGTAATAATAACAGCAGCAGGTGAGGCATTAGCATTATTAAACGCAAGGATTAAACATTTTTTTTATGAAAACCCAAACCTAAGAAAATATATCCCAGAAGGAATAACAAACAAAGAAAGAAAAAACGATTATTGGAACAGTAAAGAAATGTATTTCACAAACGGTAGTGTGATACATTTTAGGCCAATAAACTCAAAAAGTATAAGAGGACTGCATCCAGACAGAGTATGGGGTGATGATTTAGTAGGAGATAACTCAGCAATAGTTGATAAAGATATTGAATCGAAATGGTTCGGTGCAGTGCATGGTACAACAACAGCAAAAAATGCTCTATTAGATGTCACAGGAACACCAAGAAGATTCACTGATGTGATGTTTTTAATGAAAGAGAATAAAGCTTATTTCTTTAAAGCAAGACCAATAATAAACACTGATGGTAGCGTATTATCAAACAAAAGATGGACCAAAGAAAAAGCTGAGAAAGTTAAAGAAGTAATAGGTGGCGTAATATGGGCATGTGAATATATGTTAAACCCGATAGATGACGGTACAAGTTTAATAAAATCTGATTGGGTGGACAGATGTAGAAGTGAAGTGTACGACATCCAAAGAACAAGACCCCAAAATGTTAAAGCATTATACTTAGGGGTTGATTTTGCGTTCAGTGATAGGATCCTAGCAGATAAATCAGTGTTTTGGTCATGGGCAGAGATAGAACTTGAAGGTAAAACAAAATATTTATTATTAGACGTTGAAACAAAGAAAGGATGGTCAGGCCAAGAACAAATGGATTATATTAATGAGTTACATAAAACATATCATTATGATTTAATAGCATTAGAAGAAAACAGTATTAAAGCAATATCAAAGAACATTAAAACAGATTATGGTAATTTACCGATAAAAAGATTTTGGACAGGAACCAACGATGAAAAACAAGAAACAACAGATAAGTACAAAGAATACACAACAGTAGGAAAAAGAAACTTAATTTTAAGATTAGGAACATCGCTTGAAAACAAAGAGATAATACTACCTTATAAATCAAAAGAAGCAAGAGATAAAGTAGAACAGTTTAAACTTGAATGTGTTAGTTTTGCACAAGAAGAAGGTAAACTTACAGAGATAGGTGTACACCCAGACATGCCGATAGCAGCAGCATATGGGTTAGAGGTAGCAAAACGATGGGGCAATTCATTCTTTATAACATAATGTTAATGTTTAAAAGGATTTAAATAAATCAAAAGATAAATTATAATATCACTACATCATAATCATGACGTCAGAAAGAAGTCCTAAGACATTATTTTATAACTGTCCTTGGGAAAATGAGGGAAGTATAGAAAGTAAAGCTCTTAAATATATTGGAAATTATCGTCCACAAGAAGATGTAGGAGCAAAACCAATTGATTTAAACCCATCATCTGTGGGCCAAGGGTTTGCAACAGGAAAGGACGAACAAGACATATTTAAGGCTTTTATACCATGGTTTCTATACAAACCTCCGTATGGTTTTCCTAGAGAAGTTAATCCTTTAACATTAAGACAGTTCGCTAAAAATCCTTACATATTTGCGACAATAAAAACAATAGCAGACGAGGTGTGTTCAATACCATACGATTTAGTTCTAAGAGAAGAATACCAAAAAGAAAATTATAATGAAGATGAAGAAGCAAAAAAACAAATAATAGGCTTTTTTGATAACCCGAACGGTAACGAAGAATCCTTTGAACATATTTTAAGGTGTTGGACAAAAGACGTGTGTGAGATTGGGAATTTAACAGGTGTTAAGGTATTTAATAAAAAAGGAGAATTCAGTCAGTTATTTGCAAGAGATGCTGCAACATTTTTATTAAACCCCGACATTTATGGTTATATGGGTGACAGGGTAGAATTTGTACCACCACCAACACAGTATGTTTTAACAGGTGGATTACCAACAAACCTAAGAGACCAAATATTAGGAGCAAAAACCCCACAACAAGTTGATAAAATTCATGAGAACATAAGAAGTGAACAATACGATGCAATGTATAGAGACTCTGCAGCCTATTTTCAATATGGTTGGACTGCAGGAGCAAGACCAGTACCATTCGGGAAAAGAGAGATAATGTGGGGAGGATTAAACCCAAGAACAAACAGTATTTATCATCAATCGCCAATAGAAATATTATATAACCAGATTTTAACATTAGTGTACGGCTCAGAGTATAATCTTGATTTTTATCTGAATAATAACCTACCAAACGGTTTATTAACATTAAAAGGGGCATCAGCCGAACAAGCACAAATGTATAGACAACAAATGCAAAATCAGTTCATGGACGATGACTCGTTCGGTAACTTTAAGAAAAAACACTTCAAAGTACCAATAACAGGATATGAGGCAGTATTCACTCAATTACAAATGAGCAGTAAAGAGATGCAAGTGATAGAACAACAAAAATGGTTCACAAAGTTAGTATGGAGCGTGTTCGGGGTTACACCAGCAGAGATGGGGTTCACAGAAGATAGTAACAGAGCAACAGACGTTAATCAATCAGACGTGGCTAAAAGGAAAGCAGTAAAACCATTCTTAAAAATGTTTGAATATATAATAAACACACAATTAATGCCAGAGTTCGGTCACCCAGAATATGAATTCAAGTTTATTGAGTATGATATGCAAGAAGATAAAGCAAAACATGATTTATGGGAACAAGAGATAAGAATGGGTGTAAGGACAGCAAAACAGATAGCATTAGAAGAATTGGGTAGAAGTGAGCAAGAATTCAGTGAGGTTGAGGAAGAAAAACAAAAAGAACAAGAGATGGAACAAAGTGATGATGATGGTGATGAAGGAGATTGGTGGACAAAATCAGTTAAAACAACACCATTAGAAAAAGAATTCATTAAAGGATTAAAAGAACTAGAACAAAAAATATTATATGATGTTGAGATAAGTCAATCAGGCCTAGCAGAAATTAAAGGATATATTGATTATAAAGCGATAACCCAACAAACGCTAGACAATTATAAAAATTATTTTAATAATGAACAATACAGACAAGTTTTAAACGAGGCATTAGGAAAAGAGTTCAGTAAAGGGGTAGAACAAATCGAGAAAAAGCTTAACAGGAACGTAGTAGTGTCAACACAAGATATTAGTACTTTAACAGAATTCACTTTTAATAATATTAAAGACATGAACGAAGAACTAGTAAACAATTTAAGAAAACAGATAACAATGGGACTTCTTAATAAAGAACCAATGAACAAAATTAAACAAAGAATAAAAGAACAGTTCAATCTAAGCGAAAACAGGACAAGAACAATACTACAAACAGAAACAAACAGAATATATGGTGCTGGTAGTTTTGAGGCTGCACAGAAAAGTGGTGTTGAGTTTTATAAATATGTTGACGCGACACTTGATAAAAGAACAAGCGAAATATGCAGAGATTTACAATCAAGATATGGTAATCCAGAACAAGCAATACCAATGAACCAAAAATTCAAGCTAATTGATGGTAAAGAAGAACTACATAACCCTTACCATCCCAACTGTAGGAGTGTGTGCCTCTACATACCCAAAGATGAGGTAGTTAATGTAGAAGAACGAAAGTTTTAAAAAGGTAGAAGATATAAAACAAATAAAATATTTCCCTATCAGACAGATAAACAATCAAAAATATTTTTATTGTTCAAAAGAATGTCTGGAGAAAAAGAGACCACAACCATGGAATAAAGGAATAACAAAGCAAGAAGATCCAAGACTTCAATCAATCTCAAAAAAGTCTTCAGAACAAATGAAGAGAGAATATGAAAATGGTACAAGAGATAAAAACAAGATAGTACAAAAGGCACACGAAGCAGTAAGAAGAAAAAGCCAAGAACGATTTTTAAACAACCCAAACAAAACAATCTCAAAGCGAGGGTATTATGAAGTATACATACCACAAGTTGGTTGGAAAAAAGAACATCATATTATATGGGAAGAAAAGTACGGAAAACTACCAGAAGGTGCAGTAATACACCATATAAACGATAACCCACTCGACAATAGAATAGAAAATTTAATGATGTTCCCAAACAATGGTGCACATATGGCGTATCATTACAAACAAAGAAACATTAATTCTAAAGGCCAATTCACAAAAGAAGAAACTAAAAAAAGGATTTAAATAAACTAAACAATAAGTAATAATATGCAAAAAGAATATATCGGTGTTGGAGAAACCTTTAATTTCCAAGAAATAGAAACAAAAGGCGAAAAACAACACGTAATAACAGGATATGTAAGTACTAAATCTATTGATAAATTTAATGATACAATAACAGACGAATGTCTTGACGATATGTTAGTACAAATTAAGTCTGGTAGTATTAAAATGGATCTAGAACACGAAACAATCCATGAAAACAATTTAAACATAACACCAGTGGCAAGAATAATTGATGCTAAAAAAGATGATAGAGGATTGTGGGTTAAAGCAATATTGAACGAATCAAGCCCAAGATTTAACGAAGTGTGGGGAAGTATTAAGAACGGTTTTCTTGACGCATTTAGTATAGCATTTAAACCATTAGAAACAGCAACAAGATATATTCAAGGTAAAGCAGTAAGAATCTTAAACAAACTGAAATTAATTAATGTTGGTATCACAGGAACACCAGTAAATGAAGATTGTAGGATGGACCAAGTAGTATACAAAGCAATCAGTGAAATGGATAATGAAGAAGAATTAGTACCATTAGATGAAATAAGCGATGAAGAATTAGAAATAAAACATAAGTACATCAAACGAACAGGTAGTCCAGGGAATTATGAATACTTCTACAGAGACGGAAGTTCTAGTAAGAAACAATCAAGTAATGAATCAAACGATGGAGAAAAACCAAAAGTTGATATTCCTAAAGATTGGGAAATAGAGAAAAGCTCAAAAGAAGATTATATAATGTTTCAATCCAAAAAGAAATCTAAAACATATAAAGGTCAACCAGATAAAAACATAACCGTTCGAAAACATTCACAAAATAAAGATAAATGGACAGCAGAACACGGGGAAGCATCATCAAGTCAACCATTATTCGATACAAAAGAAGAAGCAATAAAAGAGGCACAAGGTTATATGAAAAGAAATTCAATAGAAAAAAAAGCATTAAGCACACAGTCTGGATTAACACCAGAAGCAAATAACAAATCAAATTCAACCTCTAAAGAGGAAGATAACAAACAAATGGCAGAA